CCTATAAGAGGCAGGGAAGAGGCAAAGAAATTTACTGGAAAGAAAGACCCAAGTTTCATGGATTCAATGAAAATGATATATCCGTTTTTGGGTAAACCTAGAAAGAAGCATGGTCTAAATCCCGGTGATGCATGAGCAATAAGGCAGAACAAGCTATTGAGATTGCAGAAAAGATAACTGATCTCTATGAAACCAATAGACTTCTAGACTATGAACCATATGAATACCAGAAGCGGTTTCATGATGCAAAGGACATGACAGGTCGCCTTGCTAGGCAACGTCTTCTGATGGCGGCAAACAAAACTGGTAAGACATTTTGTGGTGCATCTGAGATGGCTTTTCATTTAACTGGACGTTACCCTAAATGGTGGCAAGGTGCAAGGTTCTCTAGACCTGTAACTGCATGGGCCGCAGGTAATACAACTGCAAATACTAGAGATATAGTACAAGCAGAGTTACTAGGTGAACCCGGAGATGAAGACGAATTTGGTAAGGGAGCAATACCAAAGCAGTATATAGTTGGCACTCCATTAAGAATGCCCGGAGTCCCTAATGCATTCCAAAGTCTGAATGTAAAACATGTATCTGGTAGAAACTCCAAACTGATATTTAAGTCCTATGAGCAGGGTAAGATGCAATGGATGGGTAAAGCAGTAGATGTAACATGGCTTGATGAGGAACCTCCACAGGATATATACTCGCAAGCACTAAGAGCCGCACTTAAAAGTGGCGGTATTGTCTTTATGACATTTACTCCTGAAAGTGGAATGACTGAAGTTGTAACTCAGTTTATGACTAAGTTAGGACAGTCACAGGCTCTCTATCATGCAACATGGGATGATGCTATACACTTAGATGAAGATGTTAAAAAAGAGATATTAGCCGCACTTCCTCCGCATGAAAGAGCAATGCGTTCAAAAGGAATACCAGTTTTAGGTTCTGGACTTGTATTTCCATTAGATGAGAATGATCTAAAAATAGAACCATTTGCGATACCTGAATACTGGCCTCGCTTATGTGGAATAGATTTTGGGTGGGATCACCCTACTGCCGCAGTCTGGATTGCATGGGATAGAGATACAGATACTATTTATGTATACGATTGTTATAGAAAATCTGCTGAAACACCTGTCGTTCATTCTGCCGCAATTAAAGAAAGAGGTGCTTGGGTTCCTGTAATCTGGCCCCATGATGGATCACAACATGATAAAGGTTCAGGTAAACCATTAGCAGAGCTATACCGAAAACAAGGTGTTAATATGGCACATAAACACTTTGAAAATCCTAATGGTGGTATTTCTGTGGAACCGGGTATCATGGATATGTTACAAAGAATGCAAACTGGTAGGTTCAAAGTCTTTAATTACTTAGGATCATGGTTTGAAGAACTGAGGATGTATCACAGGAAAGATGGTAAGATTGTAAAGTTACATGATGATCTTATGAGTGCAACAAGATATGCTTCGCAATCACTACAATTTGCATCTCTGGATCGTCCAAAGAAAAGACCTAGAAAAGCAATTAGTGAATATAATCATTATGAACATCAGGAAGGAGCTTATGTATAAACTAATAAATGTCTTGCATATAACTAACGGCAGTTGTAATTTCAAAGACATTAACTAATAACAATATAATATAAAAGGTAAATATGAGTTGGTTAACAGAACAAGCAGATAAAGCTATAGGTATGACCCCATTTACTAGAAAAAGATTTGACCCTGTTGGTGATGCCGCAGATGCTTTGACTAAACTTGTTGGTAATGAAGCCGAAGAAGCTATTGAAGAAGAAGGAGTACCATCACCTTTAATGAAAGCTGGTGATGTTGACCCTAATGCAAAGTTAGGTCCACTTCAGAATTTAGCAAAAGCATCAATGGGAAGAAAATTCCATAATATTAATAAAAAAGGTGCATCAATATTGACTACTGTATAAGGGGATAATATGTTACCAAAATTTAATTTTAAAAAAGTATTAAATGAAGTTACTGCAACAAGACCAAATATTTTACCACAAGCCCCAAAACCATTAAATGATCCCCCAGCGGAAACAGTTGAGCCGGGGCTTACCCATTGGATGCGACCACCTCAAGGTCAAAATATGGATGATGGGACTCAGATGGGTGAAGAGGGTTACATTGATCCACATGCAGGAGCAATGGAAGAATGGCTTGATATAGATAAAGGGCCAACTGGAGGATTTCGACCAGATGGAACTGCAATATTGCATTCTGATCCTGATTCTGCCCATTCTCTTAGTTTATTAAGTGGAGATTCAGATTCAGGTTCTGGAGAAGGTGGCTATGGAAAGAAAAGAGTAGGAGAGCAGTCTCGTAAACAAATGAATAAAACTGGTTCTCGTACAAGTAGTCTTTTAACAGGTAGAGAATAATATGGCACATAATAGACAACATAATACAGGCAGATTTATGTCTGAAGATATGTGGAATGAAAAAATACCAGATAGACCATATATGACAGATGAAGAAGGAAATGAAATTGATAGTCGATCTGATACTGGAGCTTATTTATCTCCTGCACAACGAGCAGAGGCAGATGCAGAATTTGCACGCCAAGGGAAATTAAATTCTTCAACAGGTAGTGGAGGATATGGCAAAAAAAGAGTAGGCGAAGAATCCCGTAAACAAATGAATCTTACAGGTAACCGTAGAAGTAGTATCTTGACAACTAATAAATAAATGGAAGATCAAAACTTAGAGTTTGGTGCTGTTATAGACATGCATCATGAGAAGTTAAAAAATAATCGCAGAGTATGGGAGCGAGAATGGCAGGAAATGGCAGAGTATGTCTTGCCACATCGGGCTGATTTTACAACAACTCATTCTAGAGGTGATAACAGAATGGGGATGGCATTTGAAGGAACAGCTATGCGTTTATTAAAACGCTTTGCCTCAAATATCCATAATGTATTCACCCCAATGGGTGCGGAATGGTTTAAGTTGACTACAGGTCTTGGTCAATTAGATAACAACCGTAATGTTGCCTTATGGTTAGAAGAAGCATCTAAAATAGTAAAACATCATGTATCACGACCATCATCAAATTTTCAAAGTGCCGTTTATCAATATTACTTGGAAGCAGGGTCTTTCGGAACTGGGATTATTTTTGTTGAGGATTTGCCGGGATTTGGCCCTCGTTTCCGCAATTTCCCTCTTTCGGATTGCGTATTGGGTAGCGGAAGTGAAATGGAGATTGACACAATATATCGCAACTATAAGCAAACGGCTAAAGATTTAGTATCAAGATTTGATCCACAAACCTTACCTGAACATATTGTAGAAAAAGGGTTCGGAGTAAAAATGCTGGATGAATTTGATGTAGTTCATGCAGTCTTTCCTTCATGGACAGTACAAAACTTTTTACCAGAAGGCTTTAAAAAGCCATTTGCTTCTGTTCATTACCTGAAAGATAAAAAACAAATATTACAATTTGGTGGATATGAAGAAATGCCCTATATCTGTGCAAGATGGGAACGATCAGATAGAGAAATATACGGAAGAGGGCCAACTTGGGAAATAATGCCAGACATTAGACTTATTACTGAAGTCGATAGGACTTATTTAAAAGCAGTTCAGAAATCGGTATCCCCTCCTCTATTTGTACCTGATTCTGGACTCTTAGACCCCTTAGATACTACCCCGGATGCTATAAATTACTATTCAATCGGGCTAGGGGGCAAGGATATGATCTTTGAAGTGCCAACTAATGCGAGACCAGAGTATGCAGAAAGGCTTAACTCTAAGTGTACTGCCGCAATCAGAGAAGGTTATTTCTTAGACTTGTTAGAACTTCCCGGCCCTGTAGCACCTGATGGTGATGTAATGCGGTTTAGTGCAACAGAAGTATCTGTAAGAATGAGACAGAAAATGCCTATTCTTGGGCCTATTCTTGCTAGACAGGAAGCAGAATTTCTTGATCCACTAATAAAAAGAACAGTTAATGTATTAATGAGGTCTTTCCAGTTACCAGAAATGCCTGATGAGATGGAAGGTGAGTTTAAAATTGAATATATGAATCCTGTATCCATATCAATGCGTTCAGGTGAACTAAACTCAATGAATCAACTGTTTGAGATGATTATGCCACTTGCACAGATTGATCAGACCATACCATTGTATTTTAATACTCAGCAGATATTAGCAAATACGGCAGAAGTCCTGCAAATACCTATTTCTAACCTTAGATCAAAAGAAGAAGTTGATCAAATGGTTGCAGAACAACAAAGACAACAACAGGAACAAGAACAAATGCAACAAGCACAAGCCGCTGGTGATTTGAATGAATCAATGGCAAAAGCTGAATCACTTAGGTCACAAGCCGCATAATGGAAAAATCGACACGAAAACCTAGTTGGAAAAGAAAAGCTACTTATTTATTTTCATCTGAATACACATTACCAAAAAAGTTATATTCTCCTCATCATCCTTCAGGATTAGAAGCTGTAGGAGATGCGTTAGATGGTACTGTTGGTGGTAAGCCGGGACACCATAGAGGAAGGGAATTAGGTCAAAAAGAATTATTGACTAAATTTAATGTTGTTTGGAATAAAGAACATGCCGCTAAACCAAAACTTTGGAAAAGAATTAAACAAGTAGGTAAATCAATTTTAACTGGCAAAGCTCTACCTTCAAATATGTATACTGATAATACTTGGTAAATGATTTCACGCTGGTTACAGGAAAAAGGAAAGCGTAAGAGTTTTAAAGAGGTCTTTAGTGGTGAAGAAGGACAGGATGTTATTGCAATGCTTGCAAATGCACATTATGTTTTTCGGACTTCACATGCTGGAGACCCCTATACATCTGCGTGGCAAGAAGGTCAAAGAACTGTAGTAATGGAGATTATTAATCTCGTTGGTGCAGATTTGGAGGCTGTTAGAAAAAGAATTGACATGCAGGAACAGGCTCGTGTAGAAAGACGAGCATAACCTTTAAAATAACTAAACATGGAAGAAGAAATAGCTCCTGTAGAAGATTCAGGGCAAGCTGAAACTGGTATTCAATTTAACCCATCCACTATGCCTGAAGGCTTAAGGGATGAACCTAGTCTCCAAACATTTGACTCTGTAGACAAACTTGCTAAGTCCTACGTTAATGCAGTCAAAATGATAGGAGGAAACCCGGACAATCTCATCTCCGTTCCACAGGAAGGGGAAAGTTGGGATAGTTTTTATAATCAACTTGGAAGACCTGAACAAGCAAATGGTTATGATTTTGGAGAAGATGTAGATGGTGTACTAGATGATTTTAAAACATTTGCACATCAGAACAATTTTACTCAAGATCAAGCAGATAATTTATTAGGTCTTTTTTCAGACATGCAAGAGGAAGATGCTCAAAGTGAGGAACAGGCTATTGAGGACTTAAAGGTTCAGACTACTATTGGACTCCAACGTGATTGGGGTAGAAATTATGATGGTAATCTGGATTATGCCCGAAGAGCCTATGCTCAATTTGGTACTGCCGAACTAACTGACGTTCTGGATAATTCTGGCTTTGGTAATCACCCTGAAGTGATCAAAGCCTTTTCAAAAGTAGGTCAGTTACTAGGAGAAGAATCACTTGCAGTAGGCACAGGATTAGGTCGAAATCAGATGTCTCCGCAAATGGCGCAGGAAGAGATTCAGTCTCTTTATCGTGACAAGGACTTCTCTAAAGCATATAGAGATAATAAAGACCCAAATCATAAAACTGCAATGAGTAAAATGGAAAGGTTATTTAAAGATGCCTATCCAAATCAAAAAAGAGTAAGATAGTTTCACACCTCCATAGTGGAGGATAAGCCGAACAAGAGATAATAGGTAGACAACCCTATGGGCCTACTGAACATTCTCTTGAGACCCTTTATGGATAATCTCTAGGTTATAGTGATTGTTACTTATACACATATCGTGTATGAGATTTCTATAAAAGGTACAATATGGCTAATTTTTATGATATTGAAACGTCGTATATACATCGCTATTCCGCTGATGTTTTACATGCGCTTCAACAAAAGACTACCCGGTTACGGAATTTTGTAACCAATAAGCCAGACTGTCAAGGTGTTGCCGAGTTCATTGATAAGATCGGAACTAGCGAAGCACTAGACAAAGTTGCACGTTTTGCAGATTCGCCAGTACAGGCAATATCCCATCAACGTAGGAGAGTATCAGCACAACCTAAAAATGCTGGATTCTTTGTAGAAGGTTTTGATACTCGTAGAATGAACTACGATGTGTTCCAACCGTATGCAGAAGCTACGTCAATGGCTATGGCTCGGAAAATGGATACTGTAATCATTGATGCCGCATTTGGTTCTGCTTATGAATCAGATGGTGGTGTAATGGACGGTGCAACCGAAATAGTCTGGAATTCAAGTAATTTCCCGAAACAGTTTATTGCAAAAGACTTCTCTGTCGGCACAGCAACCGTTGACTTGAGTGGTATTGATAATACCGCATCAGATTCGCGTACATTGTCAATTGATAAACTGTTGAAGGCTCGTAGGATTCTTTCTGAAAATGAAGCAGATCAATATGATGAAGGTGGTAATCCACTTTATTTCATTGTCTGTTCTGCATCTCAGATAGAATCTTTACTCCACTCCAAGCAAATTCAAAGTTCGGATTATAATAATATTCGTGCTTTGGTTGAAGGGCAAACTAACTATTTCGCAGGGTTCCAGTTTATACGGCATGAAGGTATGCCTACAACTGGTACTGGTGATTCTTTGGTAGAAAAAGTACTTTGCTTTCATCCGCAAGGTATTGCTTTTTGTTCTTGGGAAGAACCTATAACTGAAATAGAAAGACGTTCTGACAAATCTTTTGTTCCGTATGCATATTTTGAAATGGATATTGGTGCAACTAGGGTTTGGGAAGAGATGGTCATTGAAATTTCTTGTTTCAAAACTGCTTAACTCATAATCTGAAAGGACAATATGGCTGATCAATATGCTGTAAATCACAAGAAACGATTCGTTACTGTTCCTGCGAAGCTGACTGATGTCGCTGATCAAGGGGGCAGAATGCGGATGTTGTATGATAAGTTCACGTTTACGTCGCCTGATATTGCGATGGCAATAAATGACACAATATCCTTTGGTAAACTGCCTCCCGGAGCAAAAGTATGGGATGCATCTTTACACCAATCGGCAACACTAGGAACAAGTTGTCAGTTGAGTTTAGGATATACTGATGGCACAACAGCAACTCCACTTGGATTTATAGGTGCGGCTGTTGCTACAGGAGTAGGAACACGTTACATGAGAGAAGGAGTAAGTAATATTACTCAAGCTCCAGTAACAATTACTTCTGAAGTTACTGTAATTGCAAAATTAACTGCGGCAGTAAGTTCATCAACTGTAGCATTTGTTGAAGTACGGATTTATTATACCGTTGATTAATAACAATCGGGGGTTGGGCAACTAGCCCCCTTTTCTATAAAATACTATGGATAAAACTGGTATAGCTAACCTCGCCTTGAGTAATTTAGGTGAAGCTAGAATACAATCTCTTACAGAAAATAGTGGTAGAGCAAGAGCTTGTTCTGCAAGAATAGAAAGTTGTATAGAGACTGTTTTACGAATGAATGTGTGGAATAGTGCATTAGAACGTGTACTTCTTACACAAATAGAATCTCCAGTATTTGGATGGAACTATACTTATCAACTTCCTTCTGATTGCATTAAAGTTGTTGAAGTAGAACCTATATCTAAATATATGGTAGAAAAGAAGAATATATTATCAAATGAAACTTCATTATATCTACTATATGTAGCAACACCAACAGATACAAATAACTTAGACATTCTTTTGGCAGAAGCTATATCAATGAAACTTGCTGTAGAAATTGCTGAAACCCTTACAAGTAAACAAGGGTTAAAACAAGAAATGTCTCAGAAATACTTTCAATCAATACAAGAAGCAAGGTCTGCAAACTCTAGAGATAAAACACCAGAACATAGAGAACGATCATCTTATCTTGATGCTAAAAAAGGGAGATATTCAGTAACACATCGAACATTTAATACTCCTACTATTGGTTACGAAGTTGATCAACAAGCATGGAAAACTAAATGAAGTATGAATTCCTACAACCTAAATTTAATGAAGGTGTATTAGCAGGAAGTCTTCAGGGTCGTTCTAACGAAGAATTTTACCGTTATGGGTACAAAAGCTCTAAGAATATGATCCCTGTCCTCTCAGGGCCAGTTCTTAAACGCCCCGGCACTAATTACATCGGGGAAGCTAAAGACCCTAGTGCTGTATTCATACCTTTCTTTAAAGATAAGGATAATACTTATATTATAGAATTAGGTTCAACATCAGCTTCTTCTGGTGGTTACTTAAGAGTCTGGTCACAAAATCAGCTTTTAACAGATAATACAGCAGGTTCATCTCCACCTATATATGAAGCAGATTTTAGTGTTACAGTATTTCCTTGGACTGCCGTAGAAATTACAAAATTAAAAACTACACAAAGTGGTGATGTAGTATTCGTTTGTTGCCCTACTAAACCTCCCCAAAAAATAGTACGTACTTTATCTACTGCCGCAACTGCCGCTGTTGCTGATGATGAAAGTGTATGGGCAATTGAAGAATTTGTAACTTTAGATGGGCCATATAATGAAATTAATGTATGGGATGAAAGTGATCATAAAGAAAGATTTACGTTAGGATTAACGGCTCAACCTGCCGTTAGTGATTTAGTGGAAATAGGAGACGTACAATTTAATACTATTGATAATACATTGGTTCTTGCAAATCATGGAGTTCAAGTAGGCCAACATATAAGGTTAGATGGTTCCACAGGTAATGGTTGGGGTAATATAAGACAAAATATTTCTGGTACTACTACTTCTGATGGTCAAGCACAACAAAAAATGGATGGATCAAATAGTGTTGCAATTGCATCTACAGCTTGTTCTTGGGAAGATAATACTATTGTCCAATGTCCAGCTACGCATACATTAAAGCCTAATAATATAATACGTTTTACTGGTGACTTTACTGGTACAACTGGACCTGCTCTTCTTACAGACTATTTTGTATCTGAATTAAACTTAACTTCTACTACTTTTTCAGTATCTCTTACAATTGGAGGAACACTTATAAATCAAGGAGGAAATAGACCTGTAGGAGAAGCTTTTGTAGGAATTTTAGGAAGTGATACTTTTAATATTGATGCCTATGTTATTTCTACAACTTCAACTACTATACAATTTGCAGATACTGATGGTGGAAGTATCAGAGAGTTTGAACTAAAACAAACTGCTGTTACTACTGCTCCGTTAGCAACTTCCTCAAATGCAAAAGTTACATTAAAAAAGTATGTCTTTGCGGCTAGTTCTACAGTAAGAGAGCTTACATTACATAATAATAATGATACAGATGCCTCCGGGTTCGATGCATCAGCTACAACTAAAACTTATTTTTCTGCTAATGATGTAGGTCGCCTTATAAGAATAAATCCATTATTAAAAGGTGGTAGTAATATAGGTGGTATAAAATGGGCATGGGGGATAATTAAAGCTGTAGATCATTTATCGGATGCGGCTACTGTACATGGTACTATTGATGTTGAATTTAAAACTGAAATGGCTAATTCAAGAGGAAGTTTTGGTACATCCGAGTTTAGGCTAGGTGCATTTAGTTTAGGAGAAGGATTCCCACATGTAGCACAGATATATCAGCAACGCATGGTAATGGCGGCAACCAATGTGCAACCATCTACAATCTGGTTATCGGAGACAGCTAATTTTTATTCTTTCTCTCCAACAGTTATATCAGAACAAGGTAGTCCAGATTCTATTACAGAAGGAGTTTCAGCAGAAATAATAATAGATTCAAATGCTCTTACATTTACTTTAGATTCAGATACATTGGATGAAATAAAGTGGCTTGGAGAGTCAAAGAAACTTTCAATGGGTACTTCTGCTGGTATATATATGTTATATGGGTCAGAAACCGATCTTAGTATTACTCCATTCCGCTTTACAATTAATAGAGAAACCTCATTCTCTGCAACAGATACTGCACCAGTAATTGTTTCTAATGCATTATTATATACTCAGATTGGAGGCAAAGACGTACAGTCTCTAGAGTTAGAAGCAGAAACAATTAACCAATGGGTTTCTAGTAAAATATCTCTGAAAGGTTATGATATAATTAAAAATTCTACTATATCAAAAATGGTATGGCAGGAAAGACCTTTTGCAATTATATGGTTTATGATGGCAGATGGTAAGCTATTAACTCTTAGTTATGATCGTAGTGCGGAATTTCAGGCATGGTCGGAACATACTATTGCAGGTAAAATATATAGACAAATTACAGCAACAATACAAAAAACTGATGATAGAGTTGCCGTTGTAAGTGATAGTTCAGCAGATGAAGTAGCAGATTCAGGAAACAAAATATTATTTACTGATACTGCTCATGGATTACTTAATAATAATATTATACAATTAACAACCACAGGTATATTACCTACAGGATTAAGTCTTAATACAAATTATTATGTAGTTAATAAAACAGCCAATACATTTAAACTTGCATTAACTTCAGGGGGAGCAGATATTTTATGGACGTATGATGGAGGAGGGATACTTTCATGGCATAAACCTACAATGTTTACTGTTGCAGGAGATCAAACAGATTCATTAACAGGTTCAGGTTTATTTGTAGTAGATAAATATGTAACTATATCTAATTATACAGACGTAAGCTGGAATATAAGTCAGGAAATTATAAATGTATTATATACTGGAGGGAATACAGAAATAACAACTCGCTTGGATTCATCAGGATTTGCCGGTATAACATCAAGTGACCCTAGAATTGAGGCAGATGGTAGTTCACATGCACAGGTGACTGATATTGATATGATACCTACACCAACGCATGATCAGATATGGTTTAAGATAAAACGCACTATAAATGGAGTTGATCGACATTATATTGAAACACTATCAAGATTTCCAACAGAAGGAGCATTAGATCGTAATGATTATGTATTCTCTGATAGTGCAGTTACAGATGCAGTTCCAACTACTAAAATTATTAGTGGATTAAAACATCTTAGAAATGAAGAAGTTCAAATATATTATGAAGGAATGCAACATTCTAATATGACTGTTACAAATACAGGTTCATCAGATGAAACAATTACTTTAAGTCATAGTCTAGGTAATGAACATGTAACAGGACTTCCTTATCGTGCAGAAATAGAAACATTAACACCATCTGCACCAGAAAATCAGTTCTCTTATACTAAAAGATTGATTAAAGCCGCAGTATTAATAGAAGAATCATTAGGTATTCAAATTGAATATAATGATTTATCTGAAGAATTATTGTTCAGAACGACTCAGGATGCAATGGGTAGACAAATACCCTTGTTCTCTGGTTTAAGGAAGATTTCATTATCAGGTATTGGTTGGGATACACATAATATAAAAATCGTTTCTAATGGGCCGTTTCCGATGCAACTAAATGCAGTTATTATTGAAGCAGAAACAGGGGGATCATGAGTGCTGTCGCAGTCGCAATGTTTGCCGCAGGCGCATATTCTGCACATCTAAATAGAAAAGGAAGGTATGGGAATGCTGATGAACGTAATAGAGCCGCTAGAGAGTCTCTCCTTACTGCATCATGGAATATAAAGGAAAGAAATAAAGAATCTCAGCAAACACAATATCAAGTATTGGATACTGGTGGTAATTTAATACAAAAAATTGCTATTGCAGGTAAACAAGCAGAAGGAACTGGGAAAGTATCTTCAGGTAGTAGTGGAGTAGTAGTAGAAAGTGGCTCTTCAAATGCCGCATTAGCCGCTATAGCTAGAAAATCATTAGAAGTACAAACAGAAGTTCTCCTTGACACTAAACATAGAATTAAATCTATAGCTAGAGATACTGAAAATCAAAACAGATCAGAATGGAGAAATGCAAAGCAAAATGAGGAACAACAAAATAGAATTGCTAGTAGAGAAAAAGAGTCTGCTGATAGAGAATTTACGGCTAGTCTCTTGAACTCAGGTATA